ATAGTATAATCATATTGCTTTCAATTATAATCGCTTAAAACGTATAATATCTAGTTCTTGATCCTTTGCGTTTCATTTTTAACCTTTGCTTTCTATTTTTTTCCTCATTAACGTAAGAAACGTGAATCCAATCAGGATCGTTGTCCGTACCTGCTTCCCAAATTAATTGGTCGTAACTTAAGTTTTCGGAAATATAATTAAACAAATCAGCGTTTGACTTTTCTCCTAAAGTGTCTAAATCCAAGGCTTGTCCAAATCTGTGTTGACTTGATTTACTCCCTCCTATGGCAGTATTTAAATCAGGTGATCTATACATACTATTTACCTTAATCGGATGCTCACACCATTCTCTAAGTGGCTGAAACACCTTCTCAGCAATAAGCATCATATTCACCAAATGCTCCTCCGTTGGATCGTTTTTAATACTTAATTTTTTAGCAGTATCTGAATGCGTTGCCTCTCGGTAACTTATGTTATCACTTATCTTTGTGATCTTCTTCTTTGATTTCTTCGTATTCTCCATTTTCCAAGTTGATGTTAATCTTGCCATATTCTTTTTCCATTTGTTGAAATGTTGTTTCCTGTTTTTCAAGCAAATCATCTAATAAACCAAGTAGTTTATGCTTTCTTAATTCTAAAGCACCTATTTCTAAACCGATTTTATTTTTAGAACCTTCTTGCTCTTGTACTGTTTTTAATTCTTCTTCTGTAATTTTCATAGTTTTTTTTTCCAAAGGTAATTAATCTTCGGAATCTACCCAATCACCAACAATGACTAGGTTTAAATCTGCTGCGATAATAGTGTACACGTAATTATCATCAGCACCCCACGCATCGTATTGCTCACCACTAATACCTAAGTTACCATTTGCTACTTGATATCCTTCTTCTGTCAGCAGTTGCCAATAAAAAGAGGCTGCTTGTCCCAAAGTTACACTTGTACCTTGTGCTTGTAATTTAACGGCAGTTTTAGTTGTTCCGTTCTGCCAAACATTTATTGGTTCTATTTCTTTCATAATTTACTCTTGTTTTAATAATGTAGGTAATTCTTACCCTTCTAGTGTTTCAATTCTACTTTTTAAATCTTCTATTATGGTTTGTTGTTCTTGGATTGCAGCCGTTAACAAAGGCACTATCTTGCTTTGATCAATACCTTGATAATCGGGAACGGAACGTGTCTCCATTACTGCCTCAACTGCTTCGGTTACTACGTTTCCCTCCTCATCTAATACCGCTTCTACCATTGGGGTTAGTTCAAACTCCTCATCCTTCATAGCGTCTTTTTCTCCCGAAACCGCAATAGGGACTATTTGTTGTACTTCGTGAGCAAGAAAACCATCAATAATTAGATTTGCATCTGCTATAAAGTTAAAAGTACTCGGTTTTAATTTGTTAACCCTAGATAGCGCATTTGTAATAGGTGTTACATTTTCTTTTAATCTGTAATCTGATGTTCCCGAAAAATTTGTGGTATTTCCCGTCACCAAAATTTGTCCCGCCGCGCCCGATGTACTATAATATTCTTGAATTGCACCAACCGTTGATCTATTAAGTGACTGCTTTAATACCATTCTGCCCGCACTATCAGCCACGAAAGCACTTCCAAAAACAGTATTTGAAGGATCAGCCGAAATACCACCCATAAAAATATCACCCCCCGATGAGATGGTGAGATCAGTCGCAATTGCCCCTCCTATAGCACCCGTAGTTTGTCTAGTAAATTTTAATTCTGATTGGAAATAATTTCTCCTTATTTCAAATGCTTCTGATCCCGCAATATCATAAATTAACTCAGCACAAGAAACACTATTTGCAGAAGTTCTTCCTAATACGGTTGATGTTATAAAAGTACTAACGAATTTATTATGCAACCCCATTTGGTAAGTACTTTCTAACCTAGTTTTTAGATCACCATTAATAAATAAAGTAGAACCATCCGATGCTAAACCAATTCCCACATTACCCCCCGATGAGATGGTGAGATGTCTAGAAGGAAGAAAAGATGATCCAACGGTTAGTCCCGTATCTCCTCCTATAAAAGTTGATCCATTCGAAAATAAAATAGTTGTTGCACTTGTAGCAGTAGCAATATGATTACCCGCATTCCCATAATATGATCCACAAGTTATTATTCCATCATTAGCAACATTTGATCCTAAAAACATTCCTCCCGTTGTGGCATCAGAGGGCATTAATTGTAAATTATTATAAAAAGTATTAGCACCTGAATTTGATTTAACTGTTAATACTCCTAAAGTTGAAATAGTTGTGTTAATTTTTACAACACCCCCCGATGTGATGCGCATTTTTTCGGTGTTATTGGTAATAAAAGCAAAATCAAAATTATTTTCAGAACCAATAAAAGGGCAATTTGATGGACCTACATTACCTCCAAGCAATAACGTTCCTTCACTTGTTTTAGCAAATCTTGCAATACTATCACTATTAGATGCACCTCCAACGTCCAACTTTACTGATGGCGAAACAACACCAATTCCCACATTACCACCCGATGTGATGGTAAGTTTATCTGAAAAACTACTCCCCGATGTTTGTACCACAAAAGAACCCGATGCCTTTAATCCAAAGAATGCGCTTTGTGTTGAATTTTGTAATTTTTGAAAAATACTAGTATCCGATGAAACAAGATTAAGCATTGAGGAGGAAGATGACAAAAAAGTAGCAGCACCATTACTATCAAAACTTTGCCTTACATTCCCATCACCATCGGAGAGGACAATATTGTTAGATGATGTTATTATGCTATACTCGGGTAATCCTCCACTTACGGCTGCTCTAAACCCTGTAAAACTTCCAATTAGTACATTTTTAGACCCTGTAGTCATTGCAGAACCCGAATTATAACCTAGTGCGGTGTTTCCTGTTCCTGTGCTTTGGAATTGAACTCCAAATAATGATTTTGAACCTATGCTTGTATTGTTTCCTCCAAGACAAAAATAAGCAGCCTCCCTTCCTATTCCAATATTTTGGTCTCCTGTTGCATTCTGTGCACCTGCTAAATATCCTAAATAAGTATTTAATTCCCCTGATGTATTTGATGCTGCCGTTTGCCAACCAATTGCGGTATTATATCTACCTACGTTTGATGTTAAAGTATCCCTTCCTATTCCAATATTTCCTATTGATACAAGATTACTATACAATGCATTTTTACCAATTGCTACGTTTTCACTTGCAGTTACTGCTGAAAACATTGCATTATATCCAAGTGCAACATTATCAGCACCTCCAATAAGAGACTTCAAGGAATTATACCCTAATGCTACATTTTTTTTCCCTACTGTAACAGAATTTAAATTATTTTTACCAAAACCTGTATTGCTATTTGTAGCACCACTAAAGGTATTATTTGCAATATTTCCTCCACCTATATTATAATTTTCAGTATCTGTACCTGCTGTATTTTTTTGTAATAAAGTAATTGAATGATCCGTTCCTACGGTTACGGTTTCATCACTTCTTAACTCATCTGTTGAATCATTCCAAACCGCTATTTGATTTGCAGTAATTGTTCCCGCCTTAGTTACATCTCCCGACTGAGCAGGTATAGCAGAAATAGCATCAGTAACGTATTTAGTTGTTGCAATTCTTGTAGATGTGTCTGTAGATGCTTGTGTTGTTGCGGTTGATAAATTCGGTAAAAAAACTCCTGTAGTTGGGAAGCCTATAGAAATAGATTGGGCTGATGCATTTGTTTTTATTTCATTTAGCGTTCCTGTTAATGCAAGGGCTTGAGAATCTAAAGTAATAGACCCTGTACCTGTAGTTCCTGAGGTATCTAATTGATTAGAATTTGTTTGATTTGACCAAGCCAACGTTCCGTTTGCATCACTTAATTTTAAAACTTGATTTATAGTACCCCTATTAGAAGGAAATAAAAAAGTATTTGTGCTAGTATTAAATTGTATCTGTGAGGTACTCATCGCAAAAGGGGACAACTGCCCTGTTCCATCTGTTAATGACTGAATACTAGCCCCTAAAGTGCTTGTGCTTGTTGAGCCTATAGAAAGCAAACTCACATACGTTGACGCTATTGATTTATTCGTTAATACTGCCATTGTCTTTTAGTTTGGATAAAAACTGTTTTAATTTTTTAATGTTTTCTTTTTTCGGTTTGTAACTCAAAGCACCCATCCGTTAAAAGTTGCGTCATAACTTGGATAAATATCATCGTTTGTATTAGTGGTATACTCGGGAAATTTAGATTGATTAAAAGTCATGTGATCAATAAACCTTCTGGAATACCATTCAGCATGAGTTCTTGCTTTTTCTACTAAATAATCCACCTCGGTTTTATTAACGGTTTCAGCGTTTTCCGAGGATCCTTTAAATACCCCTCCGTTTTTAATTGAATAAGCAGCAAAAGGGATGTAATCGACTTGTGCAAACCAAATTAACATCGGCTGTATAAACTCATTTAATAACTCTTTATAATCAGCAAAAGCAGCCTCATTAATGTCTCCATTTTTTATGATTAAAGTATACTTATCGTACAACTTTGATCCTAAATAATTTTGTATGTTTATTTGCTGACTTATTTTTATAAATTGTATGAACTTATCAGTATCCACCGATCCATCTAAAATGCTGTTCCTGACTAAGTCTGTGCGATTTATGAATAAAATTGTTGCCATTATTTCTTTTTTTTCTTTTTATCCTTTCCTTTAAAACCTCCCATTTCATCCCAATAGGCTTTTGTGTAGCCTTTGTATTGCATATCTTTAGGAGCAACAGGTACGAGGAGGTTGTTTACAGGCGCTCTAAAGCCTTTAGACCTAGACTCCTTCGTGGTTACCTCGGTTCTCTTTTTAATGCCCTCTGTGAGCATGTATGTCTTTCTATACCACTTATGATAACATCTTGCACCGCCTTTGTATAACCAAATTGAATACTCATCAGAGCCACCTACTCCAAAACCTGCATTAACAGGTTTATTAGTCAAAGCGACAATGTCTTCTTTTCTGTATATTTTCTTAGCCTTAATCATTTTTTTACAGAACTCTCTAGTCACATTTTGTTTAACTTTCTTACCTTTTACTTTTACCTCGCTTATTGTTTCTTTTAAAGGAGCGTATTGGTATCTGACTAAAAAAGTTAAATCCTCATCTTGTTTAGTTCCTCCGTCTTGTTCGGAATCTCTTGCCCAAGGCATTGCCCTTCCTGTGCTTACTAAATTTGTAATTCTTTTTAATAAAGATGGTTTATTTAATTCCGTGACTTTC